CGATTAAGAGAAAAATAAGCACGAGATATCAACAGTCAGGAGGGATGGTTATGCATCAGGAACCAAAAGCATGGATTTACTGCCGTATTGATGCACCGGAAGATGTGCATGGCATGTTGAAAGTACAGAGGAAACAGCTGATGGATTATGCGGAGCAGATGGGATTTCAGGTGAAGGGCTCTTCCACCGATCTGGCAGCCGGAAACAGTGACATTCTCCCCGGATGGGAATACTTTTTGAAAACCGCCCCTTTGCAGCAGGTGGAAGTTTTACTGGTACATAACCTGTCACGGATTCATCGGGATACCTGTCAGGCACTGAGGATACTGGAACAACTTCAAAAGATGGGGATTGCGGTTTATTCCCCGCTGGAGGGGAAACTGAATTTCGGATTCCAGCGTATCATCGGAAGAATGGAGGGTATATAGTGAGTGAACAGAGAGAAACCAGAGAAATGCAGTATCAACTGTCCAGAAAACTGCTGGATCTGATGCTGAAAAACGGCTTTTTGGAGCCGGAGGAATATGCAAAAATTGATACCCTGAACCGGTCAACATTTTCTCCGGAACTGGCAGAAGTATATGCGTAAAAACACTGGATATCTGAAAAAAGGTGTGGTATTGTGTTGTGCTGACAGGAGGGAATGCTCCTGAGAAAGGAGAAAGCTATGGGCAAGAAGATTACAAAAATAGAGCCTGTGAAGCAAAAACAGGCCGCAGAATATGCCGCTCTCAAACGGGTATGCGCCTACTGCCGTGTCAGCACCGGTAGTGCAGAACAGAAAAATTCCTTTGAAGCACAGGTACAGTACTACACCCGATTTATTGAGGAAAAGCCGAATTGGATATTGGTTGGAATCTATGCGGATGAAGCACGAAGCGGTACAAAAGTGAAAAGTCGTGACAGATTCCAACAGATGATACAGGACTGCAGGCAAGGAAAAATTGACCTCATCCTGACCAAGTCCGTCACCCGCTTCGCAAGAAATACGGTGGACAGTATCCATACCATCCGTATGCTGAAAGAACTTGGCGTAGAGGTCTACTTTGAGAAAGAACGAGTCGGTACGCTGTCTCAGAAAAGTGAACAGCTGCTGACTATCCTAAGTTCCATCGCACAGGGCGAGTCAGAGAGTATCTCTACAAACAGCAGGTGGTCTATCACCCGGCGGTTTCAGAACGGGACATTCACAATAGGCTCTCCGGCTTACGGATACCAAAACGATGAAAACGGCAACTTGATTATTCAGCCGGAGGAAGCTGTAATCGTCCGCAGAATTTTTGATGAATATCTCGGTGGAAAAGGTTCCTATGCGATTGCAAAAGAACTGCAGGCAGAAGGAGTTCCTACCATCCGGACAGCGAAGTTATGGCAGGATAGTGTAATAAAAGGCATTTTGCAGAATCCCGTATATGAGGGAGATCTGCTCTACCAGAAAACATATACAACAGAAGGTGTCCCATTCACGAAAAAACATAATCACGGAGAACTGCCAAAGTATCTGGTATCGGATAATCATGAACCGATCATCAGCAGAGAAGAAGCGGAGGCGGTACGTCAGATTTATGAATATCGCAGGCAGAAACACCACATGGATAATGTAGAGATTTATCAAAGCCGTTATGCGTTCAGCAGTCGGATCATCTGTGGAGAGTGCGGCAGTACATTCCGCCGGCAAAAAATCTATATCGGCAAGCCATATGAAAAGATTCAGTGGAGCTGCCGTCAACATATCACAGATATTACAAAGTGCAGGCAGAAACCAATTCGGGAAGATGTGATTCGGCAAATGTTTGTGAATATGTGGAACAAGCTTGCCGGGCATGCGGAAGATGTCCTGCTTCCCCTGCTTGCGGTACTGAAGGCGGTGCCAAACGATATGGAACAAGAGCAGGAACTGCTCACATTGGAAAACAGAATACAGGATCTGAAACAGCAGAGCCATTGGTTGCAGAAAGTCCTCTCGGACGGCGACATAGGCTCTGCTGTTTTTATAGAACGCCGGAATCAGCTGGATACCGAGCTGGAAGAAATCAGCCGCAGGAAGCAGTTCCTAAAAGAACAGAACCTGATGGAACAGGAAATCGCACAGACCGAGTATCTGTTGACGGTCTTCCGTACCCGGCCGGTTATCATAGAAGAATTCGATGAAGAATTGTTCCGACTGATTGTTGAAAGAATCAGAGTGTATCCCAACAGGCTGTGCTTTGAACTGAAAAACGGGCTGGAACTGGAAGAACACTATAGAAAGGAAGTGTAATCAATGCAGAGATATGTACCATTTGGGTATCAGATTCAAAACGGCAAAGCCAAGATCGAGCCTGAGACCGCAGAATTCGTGCGGGAGATTTTCATCATATACTTGGCAGGTACTTCCACATATCGAATCGCAAAAAATTTTACACAGCGGGGAATCTTAAATGCAAGTCATAAACCCTCTTGGAACCACGGATCTATCGGAAAGATTCTGGAGAACCAAAAATATCTGGGAGACGAGTTCTACCCTCCCCTGATTGAACAAAGTATATTTGAACAGGTACAGAGCAGACGAAAACAACGCGTGAAAGACCTGGGCAGAGCCGCCCAACTGAACAGCTTTGCGAATCAAAGCGTCTGGAGCAGCCTGCTGGTCTGCGGAGAATGCGGGCAGCCTTATCGCAAATACACAGAGAAAGGAAAACCCCCGAAGTGGAGGTGCAAACATTACATCTATTGTAACCGTGTACACTGCCGTAACCGATTTTTAAGCGAAGAACAATTGGAACAGGCATTTGTGCGGGTGATCAATCAGGTAATCGGAAACCCTGCCTATCTGAATCCGGACTTTAAGGAATTACCGCTGACGGAAAGCATAGCCGAGCGAAAGCTGACTGTCCAAATCAACCGTCTGCTGGCAGAACCGAGTTGTGATGCACAGGAGGTCAAACAGCTGGTATTCCAGAGGGCTGCGGAACAATATCGGAATATCCGCATCGATGACAGAGCCTATCAGAATGAAAAAACAGCAGATGCTCTGAATGGCGTCGGAATACAGACTGCATGTGACCTGATACTGCTGGAGAAAACCATAGGAAAAATTGTGGTACAAAAACATACCGGTCTGGAGTTTTATCTGAAAAACGGCCGGAGCATTACCATACCGATAAAGGAGGAAACATAAATGGCACAGGCAAAAAAGAACATATCGGTCATTCCGGCCGCGGGAACCTATGACCGCCATATCCGACCACAGATGAAAGCCTTGCGTGTAGCTGCATACTGCCGTGTCAGCACCCTGCAGGAACAACAGGAAAGCAGCTATGAGGCACAGGTCAGCTACTATACAGAGAAGATACGAGGAAATCCCAACTGGAAACTGGCGGGCATCTACGCCGATGACGGAAAAAGCGCGACCAGCACGAAAAAACGCTCGGATTTTCAGGCAATGATCGATGACTGTATGGCGGGAAAAATTGATATGGTATTGACCAAGTCCATCAGCCGCTTCGCCCGCAACACAGTGGATGCACTGATCAATATCCGCAAATTGAAAGAAAAGAACATCGCGGTATTCTTTGAAAAGGAAAGCATTAATACGCTGGAAGGAAGCGGCGAACTGCTCCTGACCATACTGAGCAGTCAGGCACAGGAAGAAAGCAGGAATGTCAGTGAGAACTGCCACTGGGGAATCGTCCGGAAATTCGAGGATGGCAAGGTGATCGTCAATCACAGCAAGTTTATGGGCTACACCAAAGACGAGGATGGAAACCTTGTAATCGTGCTGGAAGAAGCGGAAGTGGTGCGCAGAATCTTCCGACTGTTTCTGGAGGGCAACAGCAGCTACCGGATCAAAAGGATTCTGGAAGCAGATGGCGTCAAAACCGCAACTGGGCAGACAACATGGTATGCAACCACCATAGACAAGATGCTTTCAAATGAAAAATATATGGGAGATGCCCTGCTGCAGAAAACCTATACCGTGGATTTCCTGACCAAGAAGAAAGTGAAGAATCGAGGGATTGTGCCGCAATATTACATTGAAGATGATCATGAGCCTATCATTCCCAAAGAGTTGTTCCATCGGGTACAGGAGGAAAAAGCACGCAGAGCTAGCATCTACCGTCCGGCATCCCGCAAAAAGGATGCACCACAGAAAGGAAAATACAGTTCCAAATATGTGCTGTCAGATATTATGGTCTGCGCGGAATGCGGTCAGCCTTACCGCAGGCAGGTATGGTCAAAGTATGGACAGAAACAGGCGGTTTGGCGCTGTGACAACCGTTTAAAGCACGGTTCCAAGAGGTGCAAACATTCCCCTACCCTCAAAGAAAAAACGATCCATGAAGCGATTATGACAGCCATCGGCAGCGTGGTGGAAGATCAGGGAGAATTCGTGCAGGCGTTCCGTGAAAATGTAATCCGAGTCATCGGCAGCTACTCCGCATCTGCAGAGCCGACAGAATATGCTAAGCAAATCGAAGCATTGCAACAGAAAATGTTGAAGCTGATCGAAGAAAGTGCCGGAAAGCAGGCCGCAGATGAGGACTTTGATAAAGAATACCGTGTGATTGCAGACCGGATGAAAGAACTGAAAAAACAGAAGGCGAAGAAACTCAAGGAATGCCAACTAGCGGATGCTTATGGACAGCGCGTGAAAGATATGGAGCAGTATACTCGTAAGATTGGCTACTTGAAACGGGAATTTGATGATGAACTGGTACGGCGGCTTTTGAAAACGG